TCTTTGTAGTATCTAGGCATAGATATAATTTGTCCTCCTTCTCTAGTAATACAAAAGATTTCTCTTTTTCTATAATATTGAACCATTTGTGGAGTAAGATAGGATGAGCCTAGTCCTTTAGACATTAATGAGAATTCTGAAAGTCTATCGTCTTGATTATTAAACCTTGTAAAGTTTGATTTTGTCATATAACCGACAACATAATTAATAGTAAGTTGGTTATTATTAGCAAGATGTATATGACCATTTTGCCACGTATCGGAGATTTTTTGAGGGTTAGATATAAGAGATTTAGGGAGATTAAATATGATAGCATGATAATGAGGTCTATGGGTTTGAGTACCGTATTCGCCACATGCGTAATATTTAAGTTTGTTAGTTGGACAAGTTTTTCTAAGTCTTTTAAGAAATAGTTGAAAATCTCGTTTGTCAAGTGTTCTAAAACCATTTTCTGATATTGGAGCGTTTTCGTATGTTAATGTTATAAAGCATGCTGATGAAGAAGATTTTGCTTCTTCGTTTAGCCTAAAGCTCCAGTGTGAAGCTCGGCGTTTTTTACATGCTAGGCATTTTCCACAAGGTACATTAACCATTAAATTTTGGTTGTTGTGGTCTTTCGATTTGTTCCTTACTCTAAAAGGTGTGAAACACTGCATTTTGGTTGATTTAAGTGTAGGGGGGACTAAGCAAGTCCCCAAACCTACTATAGTCTTATACCTCCTCTTGCTACTCTATAAGAGTTGTATTTTCTTGATTTCTTTTTTTGCATTCGGCTTCTCTTTTTGAAAGCCATGCCTTTTCTTCTAATTCGTTTTGATTTTCTATATCCCATGATTTCTAAATTGTTGGTGTTCCAAAGTATGGCATTAGTCTTGTTGCTTTAACTTCGTTGTGTAAATACACATATAAATGTTCTGATCCTTCTGTAACGTTAAATACTCTTTCTACTTCTGCGCTGTCGCACTCAATAAAGTCTGCATTTAGTGTAGGTTTATTAGCGAATATTCTACCCATGTGCCAGAATTTTAATGAATCTCTAAATTCTCCGTGAACAGTAGATGGAATATATTTGTACTCTGCGTATCGTGGTGTGTATCCAAATACTTCTGCGTCTTCGGCAGTATTTTGGTGGTATAACTCTTCGTTATAAATTGGCTGTTCTCCAATGTTTGCAAATGAGGGCCAATAGTAATCGAATTTGTCTAGTTTTTTCCAATGTTTTGGTACTCCTTGCTGATATGCTGTTTTTGGCATTACGGACATTATTCCTATAATGTAACCGTGTTCTTCTGCTCTATATGATACGTAGTTTGATGATCCTACTGAAACTCCGTGTCCGGCCATATTTCCTTGGGGTGTTGGTTCACTAGCGTTAGCAGATGTCTGCAATACTTCACTTATGGTAATTGGTGTGGACGATCCTCCAAGGAATTCTGGCCTTTGAAGTCTAGCGTCTGATGATCTTACGCCAAAGTGGGCTGTTATTATTTCTATATATCTGGCTCCGCCTCTTGCGTTTCTTTCAAGCCATTCTTGTAGTCTAAATGCTCTTCTTAAGTCGTTTATTGATGAAGCTGTAGCTGTTGATAAATCTGCAAATAAATGATCTGAATTATCAAAATCTGTATATGTTTGAGATGGATTGTCAGAATATAATTGACCAGACGCGTCTGTTTGAAATGCAGCTAATGAATCAAAGTTAGCGTTTGTTACTAATGCACCTGTAGAGTTATTTCTAACTTTTGTAGCACTTAAATTATCATTTTGCCAAGTTATAGGAGCAGAGGTTCCTAATGGAATTGTTGCTTCTGGTCCTCTTTGTGTCCAAGGTAAAGCTGATGTAAAATAGTCATGTTGCCATGCTCTTTTTTTCATTGAGGCAAGCTCAATGGTGTCTGTATTTGATTGTGTTCCGTCTGTAACGGATACGTCTGTTTTAGTTATTAAGTTTTCATCTCTGTAATAATCTTGATAAATTTTTTGATATGCAGCGAATGGTAAAGCTGATACGTCTGTAAGTTGATTGCCTGTTGGTAATCCTAAGTAATCTGCTAGTGTTTGAACTCCATATTGAGTTGGTATTGTTAAGTCTACGGTAGGGAATGTAGGGTCTGCAAGACCATCTTCTCCACCTGATATAAAGTTTTCCCAGTTTGGCCATAATATTCTATTTGGTACAAAGAAGAAGTGACAATATACACTTGCTTGATGCATGATTGGGGTAATAAGTGGCGCGAATCTTGTTAAATTTGTAGCTTTAATGTTGAATTTGTCTCCGGGTACTACTTCCATTACGGAGATTGGCATTAATTCTCCGATTTTTCCTGAGAATTTTCTATCGTGTGATAGATCAAATGTGTTTGATTGTGGTCGTGGCATAGCCACCTTGCTGAATATACTCATAATTTTTATCTGTTATATGATTGGTTTTTATTTAAATATGATTTTGCGCCAGCACCTGCTGCTTCAGATGGATTTCTTAATTTATCTATCCAATCAAAAATTAATTGGATAATTGCTTGAACTGGGCCTGTTTTTGGATTTATACCCATATCTCTTAAATTGTTTTCAAATTCAACTCTGTTGATAGCTTCGTCTTTTAAATATTTTTTTGTTACTGCATCTGATACTAATCCTTTAATTTTCTCTTTTTGCATTTCATCTAAATTGAGAGAATTTATTTCTGAAATTGTAGCATCGTAACCTAATTTTGCAATTCTACCGGGCATTAAACTTCTTGTATTTTCTGTATCTGCTTTTTTTCTTTCTGTATCTGCATTTATATTATCTATTTGTGATCCTAACAACATAGATTGTAATGGCACGGGATTTTTTACATTATAAGGTGCGGCTTTTGAAGGAGCAATACTCCCTGCAACTCCAGTATTTGCTGAGCCGCTTCCATATATAAGATTAGGATTTAAGCCGGCTTCTTGTAGTCTTTTCATTTGGTTTGCAGGGGTATTATACTCATTTTGCATTTGCCAAAGTCTGATATTATTTGCGTCTGATAATCTTTGTCTTCGCATTGCGCCTCTATTAGTTAACATGTCAGAACCCAGACTAAATGCACCTTGTGTTGCAATAGAACCTAGTCCTGTTAATGCTCCTTTTTTCATAAAAAGAGCTCCGAGTGTTCCTAATACACTCATACTTTTTTAAGTTTTGTTGGTATTGATACTCCAGCTTTTTCGAAGTTTAACTCCGAAAGTTGTTTATTTGTTAATTGTATAGTATCTTGAACGCCGTTTACTAAATCCTCAAAGTTTATGAGTCTTAGTTGTAAGAGATCTAGTTGTTGATGACATGCTACGCAATGTTGAAGTACGATTTTACGTACTGATTCTGCGTGTTTTTTCTCTGCTTCTGTTTTAAATTTTGTTGTATCCATAAGTGTTTTTTTATGAGGTAGATAAGTTGAACTATAATTTATATACTGTTAAACTGATTTTTC